TGAACTAAAGATAAAATACTTGCATACTGCTCTCTTTGGGCCGATATCCTTTTGGCTCTATCTCCTTGAAGTTTTTGAATCAGAGATTCCATTCTTTTTTCACACTGATTATATTCGTCGCTTTTTGTCTTAAGCAGCTCCGCAAGACGAACTGTCATGTCTTGCTGGCTTTCTGCTTCATCGAATAGCTTGTTAAGCTTATTCATGGCTTTCTGAATATGCTTCAAGTTAATATAGTCTATGCAAACGTTAATGTATAGATTAACTTCATCAGTTGTTAAATCCGGTTTGTCATGAACCGCCCTCACAAATTCCGCTTCAAATAGCTCTCTATCATTCACATCTAGATAACCGCTTATGGTCTGAACGAAACGAGGAGCCCCAAGGTATCTCTTTAAGGCATCTATGCAGTCCCTTTGAGCGATGGATAATTTGTTTGGCAGCCATTCTGATCCCGCTGCCTCATTTACTTTGTTTACAATTACCGTTGAAGTCTTAGGAGCCACATATTCGTACTTATACCCAGTCGGTTCCGTTATTTGGCCTTCCGGCCCATTTTCATTTAGAAAATCAGTGATAACAAGAGTTTCCTTGCTTAACGGAGTAATATTATTATCGGGAAACAATAGGCTTGCAATTTGATAGGGATTCATACCATCTCTTGCGTATTCCAAACAAAACTCTTTGTGTTCATCGGACAACTCTATGTCCTTTGCTTTTTCATGCTTTGTCGTTTTAAAATCTATATTTTCTTCTACGCAGAACTTTCTTACCGCTCTTCCTTCTTTGCTTCTTCCGTCTACTTCTGGGTTGTCAAACACTGCTCTAGTTAGCTCTATAAGATCAGGCATCTTAGAGTGGTTATCTTTAATAAAATTTTCTTGTTCGGGTGTGAGTTTCATTAGCAGATGTCTTTTTTTCTTAGGAGAAGGATTGCGTGTTCTTTAAATTTTTTCCTTAGGTTTTTAATTTGTTTATATCCCGCCTTACGCCCTTTCTCGTTACTTCTATAGCCTAATAGTTTAGCTACTTCATCTTCCTCTCGATGTTCAATAAACAATAACTTATAAATTAAAAATTGTTTTTCTGGCAAAAATTTCTTCATTTCTTCATGAAGTTTTTTTTCTGCATTTATTATATCAAAGCTCTCCGCCGTAAGTTTTAAAACTTGGGTCTGCTCAGCCTCTAGAGTTACCGCCATTTTTATGTCATAGGCTGATTTTTTAGTTTTCTCCCATTTTGCAAATAAAGGACACTCACCGCACTGTAGCCCACTAGGAGTAAATCCGCACAGAGACCCAATTTTATTTGGAGAAGGGTTGTAGGATTGATTGAACGGGCAATTTAAGCATGGCCTGACAAAATTACTATAATGATTGCGTAATATATTTTTAAACTGATTGGATATTATTCTATTAACCCAAGGCTCTAGAGGTCGAGACTGATCCCATTGGTGCCACTTCGCATGAATATGAGCCCTTATTATTTGACATACATCGTCAAAGTCAAACCAAGAAATTGAAGTAAGAAACCACTTCCCTCTACGCTTCTGTAACTCCTTATCTATCTCTTCTGCTTTATCAGAATAAGAAAAGTTACTTAGTGGTTCTTCAGGACTATTCTCTTTTTTCTTATCCGACATCCACCGGCTTATCTGCAGAACTTTGACAGTCTTTTATGCTCTGCTCAACTGCTTGGGGTATTTTTGGCTGGGCAGACGGCTTAGTGTTTTTCTTTGCCGGCGTTGAAGGAGATTGTGGTTTAGGTGTAGTATGTTCCCCCTGTGAGGCTCCTGCATTTAACATATTTCCAAGGGATCCTACTGAACGACCTATTCCTCCATAATCTCCATCTATTTCATATTGAAGACCACCAATGGAAGGGACATAGTTTATGTCTGTGCCTTCAGGGTCTTCTACAGCCTGCGCGGAAGCAGTTGATTGGATGTTTTGAGAAAGTTGTTTAGGGGCCTTTGCTGGCACGCCTCCCATGCTTGCCCCACAATGAGAGCAAAATGCTGGCGTTTTTAATAAATACTCTACTTTTCCTCCGCAGGAACTACAATACACAGAATTCATATCTTTTATATAATATACCTAAAGGTATAAAAATTCAATTATAAAAGATAGCCTGCTATTACACGAGCCTGCCTTTTCATAAATGAATGGGTATCTTCTTTAAACATCGGGGACTGACTATTGTTCTTAGCGTTATTTTTTATTGCATGTTGCTTTACATAGTCTACCCCTAGAATTCCTATGATTTTTCAATTAAGAGTTTTTATAGGAACGTTGTATATGCTCTTTACTCCTTTATGCCTAAGTAGGCCGCTAAATACATGATCCTCAATAGTTTTAATATCAGTGTATTCAAATTTTTCTTCATTTACAAGTTCGCTTATATAACTGTGGTATGTGGAAATTTTATGGTCTTGAGATGACTGACATTCTGTACTTATACCTTCTTGCACTATTTCATAAGAACAGCTAAACTTTTGCTGGCTGCGTCCCGAGAAATAATGGATACCGTTATGAAACTCAAGAACATAGGCTCGATCTGCGTTCATTTCTTCTAATGTGAAATTTAAAGCAGCATATACATTTTCGTTGTGTTTTGTCTCCTCAGCAACCGTATCACATTTATCATCTTTTTGGAGTTTGTGACGTAGCCATACCGCACCTAAAGTGGCACCGCAAGAAGCAGCTGCCGCTAATAAATACGCCAAAATCTCCAACGCCACCATTAAGAAAAGTTATCGTAATCTTCTTTACTGCAAAACTTTAGCATCTTGGTGCCGTCATCGTCAACGGCTGCAAAAGCATACCGCAGGCGTATTTTTCCGTCCTTGGTCTTATTCTCTAATATTCTTTTTTCTATATTATCATTAGAGATTTGAACCTTGGCTCGTTTCCTGACATTATAAAATTCTATCATAGTTACTTAGTTTACACTTTTTCTGCCCTCATTTAACTTAGAAACTATAAATTTCAGGATCGCACTTCTTTTAATATCGCTCTCATCGAATTCAAAATACTCGATTCCTTTTTGTTTACTTTTGTAATCATTAAATAGTTTACACATGTCTGAGAAGCCACTTTTTCCATTTATATCGCTTTGCATAGAATCTCCACAAATAAATATTTTGGTATTTTGACCTATGCGTGTTATGAGCGTAGTTAATTCTTTAAACGTAAAATTTTGAGCCTCGTCAGCAACTACAACCTTATCATTCCAACTAGCGCCTCTTAGGAAGTTTATAGGCATTGCCGAAATTCTTCCTTCTGATAAAAGGGTTTGTCGATCTGTAGTATTATGAGGCAGCATTTCTTCTAGCTTATCATTTAAAGGTGCCATATACGGATTAAACTTTTCTTCTAAATCACCGGGTAATGCGCCAAGTCCTTTGTCTGCACTTTCTATGACAGTCCTCACATATAGTAAGTCTAACTCTGGTTTGCCACTAAGTAATCTTAATGCAGAATAAACAGACATATCCGGCAGGCCCGTTAATAAAAAATATTTTAGTTTTTTCGGATAAAGCTTTAGAGAGAAAAACTAGCTGTTTCTCATCAAGCTTCTTGCAATTGACCACGATGTCTTGGGGTAATTGTGGAATCGTTATCTTGGGAGACTTTTTAGAAGCCATTGTATAAAGATTTACACATAATATTTTATTTAGTGTAATAATTAGTGTGACTTTCTCAGAAATTATGACCAAGCTGTCAGAAATGTATAGTAGTTATGCCGCAACTACATGGCTGGCAAAACCTAGAAGGAAGTGGAACGGCAAGTCTGCAGCACAGCTTCTAAAAGAAGGAGAAACTGAAAAAGTAATAGAGAGGTTAAAAGGAGAAACAAGATATAAAACGCTCTATGGTAAAGACTCTTGAAAATATTTGTTCGGAATTTTCTGACGATTTTATCGTTGTGGAATCTAAATGCCCAGAGCAAATAGTTGCAGAGATAGACTTAGGTATTCAAGATTTAGGAGATCTCTGTGGAGTGCTAGAGCATTACGAAGTTACCCTTAGCGAAATTCAAGAAAGTAAAAACCCTGAGAAATGTAAGGCAGTTTTTGTAAAAAGCCTTGTTACTTCTTAGACTTCTTTTCTTTCTCTTTCTTTTTCTTGGAAGACTCTTGCGCCTTTTTTAAAGATTTGGAATCAGGGTAGTCTTTGTCTCCGGGCTTAGCAGGACGATAGTTTTTTCCCATTCTCTCTTTTTTCTTACGAATGTTTTCCCACAGTCCGGGCTTTCCGCCTTCTGCTTCTTCCTCGTGATCGTCGGAATCATCAGAGGCTTCTACTTTTTTTCCAGCACGCCATTGCTTGCATGACCAGTAACGAGCTTTCCATTTCGGTCCGGGATTTTCGCAATTATGTCTAGCACGAAAACTTTTCCTGCGAGCTGGATCATCCCGCTTGATTTCCATATTAGGATCCCCGAAATTAACTTTTACGACATTACCCTTGTCGTTTTTTACGTAAACTGAAAATTTCTTCGGGCCACCAGAGGTTCTAAAAGGTTTATTAAGAGTCTTTCCAGATTTCTCTTCTTTAGCCCACGCTTCATCAGAGATTTCAATTTCTGTACCGAAAAGCTCTGCTTCAATTCTTTGGAATAAATCAATTTCGAAGTCCATAGATATATTATACACTTATTCTGATTTTTTTATAGCAATATATTTTCCTATATGATTTTTTAGAATCGCGGCCTTATCTAATATATCCTGACGCTTTTTTCCTTTTTCTTTTCCTGCCTCCTTATATAATGCAATTATGAAATCAGCATCTATTTTGTGCTTTATTTCTACTATTTCTTTGTCGTCTTCCATTTTTTATATAATATAATACACTTTCTAATATTTCAATTTCCCGGGAGATTGAGAAATAGGCCCCCCGCCGCCTTCCTGAGATTTTGCTTTTTTTGAAATCCAAAAAAGGGGGGGGGTGTTTTGGGCGAAAAGGTCTGCGCCCCCTGCCTAGCTCGCAGGGAAGAGACCATATCGACGACTGCCGTCGTTAACTTTGAGACGACGCTTCAAGAGACGCTCTGCGTCTCTCTTTGTCATTGCGATTGATTCGACTTGCCAAACGGCTCCCGCTTGGTTAAGAATTGATTTAAGAATGTACATGATTTCTTTCCCTTTCTGTTTTAGGATTGTAGTTGAGACTTGAGGACTTTGCCCGCTTTAAACTTGATTACTCTTTGACGAGGAATAACAATGTCAATCTCGGGTTGTGCGGGGTTGCGACCAATTCGCTCTTCACGCACTTGCTGTTCGAAAACTCCGAAGTTGCGAAACTCGACATTTTGACCACGAGCAAGACCTTCTTGAATTTGGTCGATGGTGGCTTGGACTACTGCCCGAATTGCGTTTTGTGACAGGTTGCTATCCTCTGCGATGTTTTCGACGATTTGGCGTTTTGTGAGATTTTCCATTTTTTTCTTTTCTAAGGTTGATTTAAACTATACTAAAAATATAAGCCTTTTTTCTTTAATTGTCAAGGGTCAAGTCATAAACTTTTGCATTTTTTTGTTTGCTCAAATTGCGTGCAATTCTCAATGCTTGTGCTCGACCTGTTACTTGGTCGATGAGCTGAGAGAAGAAACGGATTTCGAGCCAATTGTTTAAGTTAGGATGCCTTTTAATTGTAATCATTTTTTTAGTCTTTTATAATGTTATAGAGTGCGAAGATCGAGATAATAATTAGCGTTTCCATTATGCTTTAACAATAGAGGACATTTTTTCAGTTGCAAGCTTTAAAATGTAATCCATTCTGTCAGCTACTTGAGTTGCGTAAACTTTGGCAAATTCGCCATCTTCCGAGACTTTACCTTTGGAAAGGTTTGCCATTGCAACGGCAGTGTCGGCAATCTCATTGAGTGCTAGTGCCATTTGAAATTCTTCATTTGATAAAGAACTTGAGCAGAGTTGATTGAGGGTGATGTTGTTTTTGGATTTTTTCATATGTTATAAATCTAAAGGTTTAAGAAATAAAAGTCAAACTTTTTATGCAACCCATTCAACTAACTCGAACTTGCGTGGCAATCCGAACTTGGCAAGATCCCGGTTGAGATCTTCAATTGATGCGTGGTGTTCGCATTTCATCATTACATTCTTTTGAATGATGTCACCGGTTTTCCGGTCAACGATGTTAACTTTGGCGATGAAGCCGTTTACTTGTTTGTCATTTTTAATCATACCTAAATCTAAGGCTTTTTTTGTGAAATTACAAGCAAAAAAGAAAAAAAGTTTTTTACTAAAAAGCTTGACAAGCTCCGGCAAATATGTTAATGGCGCGAATGTCGTAAGTCGTTGATGGGGGGTAAGTTGCGCGGGGGCGGCTGCGGCTCCGCCGCAACTTACTGATGACCAAAGGCTTACGCCATTTGGTCTAGCCAGTCTTGCTCGCGGAGGACACACGCAAGCCACTCGATGTCCTCGAGTTCTGCGAGAGCCTGAATGACCAAGCCCCGTGAGGTAGAACAACCAAGCTCGGCGGCTTCTTCGTTGGCGTTAATAATTTCGGTGAGTTCTTCTGCTCTGTTTTTCATCATGACGCTATTCTCTTAAAAATTTTGTGAAGTGTCAACCCTTTTTTACACCCATTCCCAAATTTCGGGATGGCAAGGGTAATGAAGAATGAAGCGACCACCATTGCTCTCGGCAATTTCTCGCTCAGTCTCGGAGGGTTCGACTCCGAAAGTCAAACGAAAATTTGCTTCGGAGCTTGTGCAACCCAATTCTTTTTTGAGGGTTACAATTTCACGAATCGAAGGACGAGGGGGACGATTGATAAAGCGTCTCGAAGGCTTTTTTGGAGTTGGCTCAAAATGATTGCCCGAAACTCGGAAACGCTCAGGAGCAAATTCATTCCAAAGGTTGGCGACTTGTCCCGAAGTCATTTCTTCGGAGTTAACAAGTTGCTCGCCCATTGCGACAAGAGATGATTTCTCATCACGACCACGAGTCCAAACCGAATGGTCATCGGAAAAATCGAAAAACCAATCGTGGCTTTTCAGAGCTTTAATAAAATTTTCTTTTAATTCTGTTTTAATCATAAGTACAATCTAGACTAGTTTAGGGTTAATGTCAAATTTTTTTTTAGCACCATGCATCGTGGGCATGATCGTTGCAAACCTCATCGAGGCAGTCGATCCACGCTTGAATGACTCGGTCTAAAGTCAACGCTTCACATTTTTCCATTTTGGCAAGATCGTCACCCGTGAAATGTTCGTCAAGTAGATCTTCCATTACTTCCCTCCGACCTTCCGCAGTAGCGGAGGCTTCGAGGATCGCTTCTCTTAATTGTTGTTTTGTCATACTAATACTATAACACATCAGAAGGACATATAGTGTCCATGTCGAAAATAAAACTCCGGCGGTTTATATAAAAAAAGACTTGACAAATCCGGCGGTTTATGTTAATGGCGCAAATGTTGTAAGTTGTTGATGGTGGGTAAGTTGCGCGCCGGCGGCACGGCCCTCGCCGCAACTTACTGAGGGCCAAGGACTTAGGTCACTCCCATTCGGAGTGATGCCCAAAGTCAATGTCCTCACCCTCGTCGGTGAAGTCGAGAAGGGCGACCCTGTCTTGCAGATCCCCAATCGCATTGCGAATGGCAACCTTATCCGCCTGAGTCATAAACTCATTGCGAGTGATAAGGGTTTCGTGAAGGGAGGCGATTTCGGTGAGCATTTCTGTTTTATTCATAAGTATAAGTTAAACTAGGTTTGGGCTAATTGCAAGCTTTTTTTTTAGCACCATGCATCGTGGGCATGATCGTTGCAAACCTCATCGAGGCAGTCGATCCACGCTTGAATG